AATCTGACCATTCATCTTATGAGTTGGCCCTTTGTATTCCTTGCCATTTTTAAGATAATGTTTGGCAGTCTTACTCATTGATACAGTCCTTGAAGTTTCTTGTATTCCTTCATAGCAATTTTATAGTTTTCGTACTTAGTCATCGCTGATACATACTTAGCGTATTCGTCCTTGTACTTGTTACGTGCATAACGCTGAGCACCTGCTGACATACCTGAAAGGACTGGCTTTGCTGGTGGTGTAGGGCTTGGAACTGGCTTTGGCTTTGGGTTTAGATTTGCCATTACATACCTCGCTTGTTACCGAAGAGTCCGCGCTTTACAGACTTCTTAGCAGTCTTCTTTGCGACCTTCTTCTTGCCGTATTCCATCATACGTTCTTTAGCGCCTTCCATCTTTTCGTGCTTCTTCTTGGCTGCCATTGACTTGTACTTCTCGCCTCTTGCTGACATTAGACCAACCCCACTTCCTTTAGTTTAGATACTGTCTTGTTCTGTATTAAGTTTGTGCTGGGCATAGTATTGGCATCATAAGCAGAACCCATAGCATCAGATGCTCTACGAGCCTCCTGAATCTTCTTCATGGTTGTTCCTGCTGGCTGGATACCCTCAGCCCTTGCTTGGCGGTAGGCATCCAACTCGCCTTCCCATTTCTTGTTGCTGGTCTGCTTCTGTGACGAAGCGTCCCCTGAGTTCAACTGCAAACCCAGAATCTTGCACCCGAAGCAACCATCTACATCCTCGGGATGTGTCTCTCTGTGCTTCATACCGTCTCCACTGTGTATCCAGCAGCCTCTAGGTCTGCCTTCTCTGCTGCACTGACCTCGTACGAATATCCGCCGATATAAGCGATATCCGCGTCCTCTACCTCCTCTGAGGAAGGGAATCTGACTTGGAAGTACTCTCCGTCTATCTTGAGCACTGTAATGCCCCGTACGAGCCTGTAGCGGCCAAATAGAGGCCCTTCTCCAGCAGGTCCCTCACTGATAGTCGGTGTTGTGAATCTATATGCCATGTTGTCTCCTAAGTCGTTTTATTGATAGGGCAGGAGTTTCCCCCTGCCCCACCCATCTAACTACTTATGTTATGCCTGTGGGCGAACAGAAGATGAAGTTTCGATGCGGTACAATGCTGCCTGACGGAAGATTGCCCAGTTGATGATACCGTGCCAGCCGACTGGACGGAAACGGTTCAACTTGTCAACAACGTTACCAAACTCAATGCCTGGTTCCTTCCATACTGCCTCAGCAAGTGCTTGCTGTCCGAGTACGTAGGTGTTGTAGACACGTGTCTGGGTTGCGCCTGAGCCTGAACCTGACTGTGTGTTTGTCATGTTTGGTGACTCGATGAAACGGACACCTTCCCATGCGCCGAGTTCACCAGCAAGGAGTGGACCAGCATTCTGGTACTCATGTGGTGTACGCCAGATGTTGTTACCTGTCTCTGTACGAAGGTCGTGTGAGACTTCTGGGTGGATGTATGAAACATACATTCCGCCACGGGTAAGAACGTTTGACGCGCGCAACTTGGTAACTGCATAACGAACATCGCGACCCTTGAAGGTGTCGGTTGTTGTGATTGTTGTCTTTGCTGCAGATGTAGAAAGCGCACCAGCGGATTCGCGGATGACGTTTGTACCTGCATCAAGAACAGCAGCGATACCGTTGTCGAGTGTCATTGCCATGTTGAATGAGACTGCGTTTGCAATCCATGGGTCAACATCTGCAAGAGTCATGAGTGACAACTTGCGTGTTGGGAGTACTACACGACCAAGTTCAACCTGTGACACATCGAGTGTTGTGGTTGCTGGTAGTGCTACTGCATCTGGGTCTACAGTTTCAGCGAGTGTTGCACCAGCAATTGTGGTGTCAGCGATATCGTTGTGGAACTGGAAACGGATTGAAGAACCATCATGGGTTGGGTTGCCGACCTTCTTGTCAGCGATTGCACGGAACTGTGGTGTTGTACGAAGGTTGAGTTCAATCAACTTATCGTACGCCATGGTTACGAGATTGGAACCTAACCCAGAGGTGGTAGTTGTAAAGACGTCTGCCATTTGGCGAGTCCTACCTTTCTGAGATTGTTAGTGTGCGGTTGTTTTACTGACCGCTGAGAATGGATAAAATTTCTTCCTCAGATGTTGCATTCGCGATGCGATTTTGCAGGTCATCCGAAGTAGCAGGTGTCTCAGCATTAGTTAGCACAGCATCCATCTTCTGCATAGAAGCGATATCCTGTTGATTTACAACTGGCTTTGGCGCTGGTGTATATCCGAAGACATCACCGTTGGCATCAAGCCAGGCGCTAATAGCATCCTCAGATGCCTCGATATCTGCTGGAATAAACTGTGCAATCTTTTGATTGACACCTTTGGACGAAAGTACGTCCTTTAAAATCCGCTCTTTTTGGGATTTGGTGAGTTCACCATATGAAGTCTCTAGTTCCTTGAGTCGGCGTTGCTCAGCCTTTAGTTGCTTACGCAGTTGCTTTACAAGTGCAGAGTCTGACTGAAATTCACCTGTAGGTGTATCGTCTTCGTCTTCATCATCCCAGTAGTTGTCGCGGTTATCGCTCATAGCGATGGTCTCCCTTTGTTAGTAGTAATCGCACACCTCAATCCAGACGGGGAATCTGCATTGGCTTGTACTCTCGGTCTTGTACGCTATGTGGGGCCGATGGGTCCACATAGGATTCTGTTATAGAAGTCCGCTAGTTGCGGTCTTGAAGGAACCTGTAGTGGTTCCTGCTACGCCTTGGAAGGCTTTTATGTTCTGCTCTTCGAGTTTCTTACGGCGTTGAGATGCCAAGTTCATAAACTCTTCCTGAGCAAGTTCTGACTGGATAGTAGAGAGGGTTGCCTCAGTACCTGGAGTCTTCTCATAAATACCAGAGAGCGCAATAGTTGGCTGTAGTTTCTGTGAGATGTTCTCGAATCCAGTAGCAGCAAGGTTAGCAATCTGTCCTTCTGAGTAACCCTTTTCAGTCAGGCTAGCAGCAATCTTACGGAAGTCGCTAAGACCTGCTTCATTGGTTAGAATGCCAGAGCGGTTACGGCGGATAGCCTCAGCCACGAATGCACCTGTGTTGCGGTTCAACTCAAGTTGTTCCTTGCCAATCTTAGAATCCATGAAGAAGTCCTGTAGACCTTCCTTGGATGCGATGTAGCCCAACTTGATGAATGCATCAGTCTTGGCTGGGTCTGCTGTGACAGCAGCAAGGCGAGCAGCATTAGCGCGCTCATCTAGGTCAGCAACTGTTACGTTGTTCTTGACATAGTTCTTGAGGGAATCAGGTGATAGATACTTATCGCTGAATCCATACTTCTGCTGGAGACTCTTGTAGCCTTCTACAGCATTGAACAACTCACTAGCCTTCTTAGGCACTGCAAGTCCTTCATTAAGATACCCATATGCTGTGTAGAATGGCGATGTAATTTTTGTACCATTCTTGAGTGTGTACTCCTTGGTATTCAAGAAGATTTCTACAGCATTGTCGTAGTCAATGTTATCTTTAAGAAGTGCTGTTAGGTAGGAAGCAGATGAATCAATAATTGCAGAAGAGAATCCCTGACCCTTTAGAAGAGCCTTGAGTACGTCTACGTTTGTAGATGGTGCTCCAGTCGTAGTGGTGTCTCCACCTCCACCACCTCCACCGCCTCCGCCACCACCTGAGCCGCCAGTTGATACTGGGTAGAGTGTCCACTTACCTGTGCTAGTTCCACCAATCCAAGTGTACTTAAATCCTGGAGGTGCTGTTGGAGCGCCACCAGCCTTGTTGTAGATTGGGTCTTTTGATTCAAGTTCTTTACGGGCAGCATCTCTCGCTGCGATACCTTCTTGGAAAATCTGAGTGTTAGTCTTCTTGCTTCCGTCAGGATTAAGACCCTTGGCAACGTTAGCATCTGCAACTACTTGTTGTAGGCTGGTGATAAAGTTAGGGTTTCCTGCACCATAGGTAAATGTTGAAGGTGTTGTTTCCTTTGGAGCAGCAGGTGTTGAAGCAGGTGCTCCAGCAGGCTTGACTCTAGCACGTGTTCTGTTGTCTGATTCATCTGGTGCTATTGCCATGATTACCCCAACGCATTCTTAAGTGTCTGAGCCATATTGACTGCTGTATTAATTGCTGTAGATGTTCCACCAAAACGACTATCGTTCATAACCATATCGTTAAGTTCAAACTCATTTGGAAGACGATACTTTCCGTCCTCACCCTTGAAGTTGAGTGCCTTAATAGCCAATGGGTCCTTGATGCTAATCTGCTGTTCTAACGCTGTAGACAAAGACTTAAGCAAAGGATTCACATATTGGCTAGCATTTTCGCCTGGTTGGATAACCTCAGAAAGTGACATGAAGCGTGTGTTAGCGCGCTTATTGATTTTATCAGTGTACTGACGGAATAGTTCTGACTGAACCTTGTCATCAGGTGAAGCCATAATATTCTTAATTACAGTAGATACTTCTGAAAATTCAGGCGCATCATCATAGTTTTGTTCATGAACATTTCTAATAGCATCATAAAGAGTCTTGGCTGTTCCGCCAATATCTTCTATTTTGCTAAAGTCTGTTCCAGGAAAGTTATTAGTCAAGAAGGTTGCAAGGAACTGTGTCTGCTCTTCTGCAGTAAATCCTTCACCCTTAGCAGTAGATACTCCAGTGGTGATAGTTTTGTACTGTTCAATACCCTCTGCATTCTTCTTAATGCTTGCATAGACCTTGTTGCCGAATTTGTCGATTTTTTGCTTCTTGGTCTTAGGGTCAATAACTTTCTTGCTCTTGGTATCGTAGATAGGAGCAAACTCTGTCTTGCCTTCTGTAGTTGTAGGCTGTGTCTGCTTCTTGACTTCTGCGTTCCAAGCATCTTGAAAACGCTTATCTAGGTCTGGCTCAGGGAACTTGCCATAAGCCTTAAAGTAAGCATCTGAGTAGTACTGACGAGCATCACCCAAGTCCTTAAACTGGAGTGCTGACTGAACCTGCTTTGTGAACTTTGTAGTTGTATCAGGTTGCTTAATTGTCTTACCCTTGAGGCTAGTGTTATAGTCCTCAAGGAATGTAAGTGGGTCTACGTTAGATGCAACGCTAGCAAGGATTACCTTTTCAAGAGCATTAGACTCATCTACGCCAAACATTCCTAGCGGTGTTGTAGACTTGCTAAGACCTGACTTACGTAGCATCTCTTGGAGATAATTGAGTTGGCTACCTTGGTATCCTGCAGGACCCTGCTTACCAGACAGTGTACGAGCAATTTCTTGTAGGTACATAGCCTTACGTGAAGGGTCTGTAGCACCAGCAAAGAGCAGGTATGGGTCAGTAGATGTATTGTAGATACTTCCTACGCTATACGCAGACATCTGAGCAAAAGCGGATTGCTTCTCGCCAGCCATTATTCAGCCTCCTTCAATATCCCAGCAAATACCCCGTAGTACATGCGGGAGAACTCAGGATTTTCTATCATTAGTTTTTCTCCTAATGCTACAAGTTCATTGCGCATTAATGTTGGAACTCCACCTTTAGATGATAGTTCTGCGTAATTAGTTACCTTCATGCTATTAAGAATCTTCTTGAGTTCACTAAAACGAGAGTAGAACTCGGAAGTCTGCTTATAGACAGGTGATTTCTGGAACGCTGGCTCCTTAAGAGCGCGTTCAATGTTTGCAATCTTTTGGTCATTTACGCCAGTAACAATAGTGTCAGCAGGGCGAGCACCGAACTGCTTATCAAGCATAGCCAACTGCTCGTTATACCAGAAGTCTGTATACATTCCAGCAATCTGCTTTTCAGAAATCTGGCTCTTGAGCATAGCGTAAACCATGCCTTCTGCTTCTTCTTCAATCTCGGCAGTTGATAGAGCACGGCGAGTGCCTAGTTTCTTCTGCCAATTGTAGTACTTAAGAGAGAATTCTCCTCCAGGGAAGAAGAGGGGAATAATGTCACCCTTTGGAGTAGCATAAGAATCTACCAAATCAGAGTTGTTATTCAAGAATGTCCAGGCATCTTCTGAACCAGAAGTTCCAGGGGTTGTACCACTGACTGCAACTAGGATATTCTCAACGCCAAACTTGTCTGCAAACTCTGTGACTGCAGCGTTTCTGTCTCCAGGATGACGCTTGTTTATATCACGCCATTCCTTGTAAAGCATTGTCATAGTCATGAAAGTACCCTTGTTCTGAGGGTCTTTGACCGCAGTAAGAACTTCCTGAATTGGTGCTGCAGGTGAGATGCTCTGGAAGAGACCAGTCACCAAGTTCATGCCCTTAGAAAGACGCTCAGCATCATTAAACAAGCGGTTACGTTCTTGGTCGCTAGCAAATGGGTTATCTCCATACTTGCCAGTGGAGGCTAGGTAAGAAGCCCAGTCCTTTACGCCACGCTGTGTAGATGCATCATCACCTAAAACTGCTGCAGAAGTCTTCTTGAACCAAGAAGGAAAGATGATTTCTCCTGCGTTCTTAGGTGCGCCAAATGGTGTAATAATGTCACGTAGAAGGTCATCAATAGGACCGAATGCGCTTGAGCGTCCAGCCAATTGATAAGCAATAACACCAGCAGGTCCGATACCTGGAACTACAGGGTTCACAGAACCAAATGCAAGGTTAAGAGACTCTACAGGAGAGGTAATCTGTAGTGCATCCTTAGCATTGATATTCATACCAGCAAGAGCACCTAGGATATTACCTACAAATGGAGTCTTAAACTTGAGTTGCTGTGAGTTTTCATCCTTATAGAAGAAACCTTGATTGTCATCATATGACATCCCAGTAACATCGTAGATGACGTTGCTGCCCTCTTTAGTAAGAGCATCGAATGCTTTACCGAATCGGTAGATAGGAACAGGGTTAGAAACTGTCAACTCTGCCCACTTGCCAAGCGTATTGTAGTGTGCTTGTGCGAATGGTGCTACTAAACGGTAAGCATTAGCCCACTGCTTCTGCTTTGCAGCATCGTAGAACAAGTTCTTAACATAGTCAGATGCTTCTCTAGCAGCAATTCCATCAAGAGTCTTAAGTGAAGTCCCACCCTTGTGAACATAGTTAGGGTTCTTCTGACGCTTCTTAAGAGTACTATTGATAACACGTAGAGCCTGAGGTGCTCTTCCAATTATCTTCTTGTTTCCTCTTGGGAAGAATGTCTTGTTAGCATTGTTACGTAACTTAATAAGGTCATCTGTATCTAGCATGTCTGCGTAGCCTGCAATGATATCCCAGTATGTAGCATCAAACTCAGGACCGAAGTTAACCTTAGATTCGACTCCAGCAGCATAGTTAAAGAACCAGTCGGTTAGTTTACGACCCATCTTTACTGCGCCTTCACCAACAACCTTCTCATCTACCAAGGTTACTGCTGAGCCAGCAAGTTTTTCTCTATCGAATAGAGCCTCAATTTGCTTAGTATAAACCTTTTCGGCAGCAAGAACTTGCTCTGTAGTTAATCCCTTTTGGCGATATGGGGTCTGGATAACTACAGACTTGCCTTTAGGTGTGGTTACTCGAACTTTACCGTCAACAATAAGGTCCATGATTAGGTTACGTTGTGAACCTTGTCCACCAAGTAGGTTCAACTGACCTGCAACGCTATCTGGTTGCGCTTCATCAAAGAGCCATACAAGGATATTGTCCTTATTCATGTTCTCTTTTACGACTCCAGGACCCGTTTCCTTGAAAGGATTCTTGAGGAGAAGTTCACGCATACCTGTATTGCTATCATAAATTGCAGAAGCAAATTCTTTAAGTGCGTTTCCTGGCTCATCAAATGTTGCGATAAGATTATCTACATATGCTACTTTAGCCTCAGGTGTTCCTATACGGAGTACCTTAATTACGTCAGGCATAAAGCGGTCTGATGAGAACTGGTTAATAGTCCAAGCAAGACCCTTAAGGAAGTCAGGATGCTCTGTAGATACAGCCTCATAAGTCTTAAAGATAGACGCTTTACGTCCAGCCTGGCTATAATCGCCCACAGATGAACCACGCATCAAACCTTGACGAGCAATAAGTGATGCTGCTAATTCTTGTTCTGCATCTGTGCTCTTCATTAAGTCACCTAGAGCGTTTACGCTATAACGTGAACTCTTTGCAAGTGTTCTGCGTAGAAGATTGCCTTCTGGGTTAGCCATAACCATTGAGATAAACCCAAGTGGATTGCTAAAGATGCTGTAATGTCCTGAGAAGAATTGACGCATCTGCATTTCTGCTACGTTGCGTAGGATGTATGAATAGCGTAAAACCAACTGAGATGTACGCCATAAGTCGCCTGCTTCTTCAAGAAGAATACGTGTAGATTTAGCCTTACCATACAAAGGTAGGTTAGTCTTATACCCAACTACAGCAGCATTAAACTTACGTGTATCTGGAAGGTTGATAATGTCGTTAAGCAACTGGTTCTCTAGGATGCCTTTTTCAAGTTGAATTGGCTTTCCACCTACATACAGTACTGCTCCACCACGGTTTCCGATGATGTTAGAAAGTGAGTAGTTTTTAAGGATAGCCTCTTCTGAACCGTTAATCTTTGTAACATTACGAAGTGAGGTAATCTCGTCATCAGAAAGACGTAGAGTACGACCAATTTCATCAACTAGTTTGCCGATACCATTAGATACCGCTGCTGCACGTTCAGCGTTAGTTGTAGCCTTAAAGATATTACGCTGTGTATCTTCAATGATACCTTCACGGATATCTTTGCTTAGAATGCGCTTTAAACCAGAAGAACTAATCCAGTCTTCAACACCGTTATTAAGACTTGTAACATCGTTCAAATTAAGTGCTGTTGTACGAATATAGAAGCGCCCAAAAGCCCTATTGATGTTTTCTGCGTACTGAACAGCGCGTAGATTAGCGCCAGGAATCATGCGAGCAACAGGATTTGTAGCAATCTTTACACCAGTACTAATGGATTGCTTAATCTTAAGTGGGTCTGCGCCTGGAACGAACTGGTTAAGGAACACCTTAAACACATCATCAGCAGTTGTAGCCTCTGTAAGTTCCATAATCATACGGTCATCTAGTTTGCGACCAAAAAGACGACGTAGTTTAACTGGGTCTGTCTCACGTGCAATCAACTCACCAATAGGCTGCCATTGACGTCCTAATAGGAACTTAAGCGGCTTAGAGAAGTCATCTCCAACGCTACCCATAAAGTTATCTGTGATACCAATTTGAGCGCGGATAGATTCACGTAGTACGTTGTTATCTGCAATCTCTAGTTCAAGTTTAAGTAGGTTCTTGATACCAGCATTGTTAGGGTCCTGAATAAGTTCACGTAGAATATCTGGGTCCTGATGTGCTTTTTCGCGAAGCATCTTAAACCACTGCTCTTTATCTTCCAAGTCAAGAACTGCTTGGTTAATATCATCAAGTTCATTCTGACGTGCAGCAATTGAAGCCTCTGTATCCTTGACTGAATCAAGCAACTTCATTACATTGGGACCAAGATTAGTTGGGTCAGCAAATTCTGCAGCAGCATTACCAATCTCTGCGCGTGTAGCAGCAATCTTTTCACCCTTAGTGATGACTACGCCACCCTCTTTGCCGTAGATTGAACGGATATTTGTGAATCCGTCAACCTTCCAAATCTTCTCGATTTCGCCAAGAACCTTGTCCATAACGCGGTAGTTCTGAGTGCCGATAATATCAGCAATCATAGCGCCCATAGTCTTTCCTGCTACAAGTACATCACCCATTGTAAAGAGTGAACCTGTGAAGCCATCTAGACGTGCTGCTTCATCGCGTAGAGAGGTAGCAAGTTCGTTATAGATTCTAAAGTCAGCATCATCTACGTTCTTGCCTAATTTATCAAGTCTATCTGCAAACTTAGCACGGCGTAGACTCTCAGCAACACGTGCTTTCTCGTCTGCCTTAGTAAAATCATCAGCCAAATCGAGTAGTTTGAAACCCTTTTCAGAGTTAGCAGTAACTACATATTCGTCTAGTTCATGTGCTCCAACGGAGATTTTTCCGTACTGTGGCACTTCATCCATGATAATGTGACCGCTAAAGAACTCACCAGTGTTCTTCATATCAGCAGAAAGCAAGTCCATAGCCTGGGTAAGTTCACCAGTTTGAGTCTTAGGATTGCTTACAAACCAGTCAGCAATAGACTTATTGGAAAGAGTTTGCTTTACAGTGCTATCTGCAGGCTCATTAGCCCAGCGCATCCACTTATTCTTCTCAAAGTTAAGTAGTTTTGTAGCAGTATTGAGTTTCTTATCAGCAATCTGGCGCTCTGCTGCAATAATCTCTTGTTCTTTAGCCTTGAACTGATTAGCATAACGCTTAAACTGGCTAGAAATCTTTTTTGTTTGCTTATCACGAAGAATCTGATTGGTTTTTTCAAGTTCATCAATCGATTCTTTAGCAAGATTGTCAAAACCAGTCTTAGTTTGGTCAGCAAGTTCCTTGGTAAACTGTGTCAACTTCTGGCGTTGAGTAATAAGTTTACCTACAGAGCCAGGTCCAACCCAGAAAGTAGGGTCTGCAGCCACGTTAAGTGTAGCATCAAGGATACCTGACATGATGTTGTAGGCGTTACTGTTTGGATTCATACCAATGCCGTTGAATAAACCACGACCAATGGTGAATGACTTGCCATTAACCTTACCGTACTCAGACATACTACGAGCCTGAGCCTTACCAATCTTGGTTTCAGGTGTAATAAAGAATCCAGAACCAGTGCCTTTATTGCCAGCACGGATTGTTTGACCTAGAAGAGTGTTCTCGCCAAATATTCCCTGTCCTAAATCCTTGAGGAACTGCTCACTAGCACCTTTTTCACCACGTGCCATAGCAACGCCATCACGTATAAGTCCAGTTGCAGCATCATAAGGTGAGCGCAGACCAGCGAATACTAAACGTGTAGTACCTTTGAATGGTTCGTAGACAGCAGTGCGATATGTATTCTCGATAGCACCAAGAATTCCACGTTTTGGCTTCTGGCTTTTCTTAATCTTATCAACGTTCATAGCGTCGTTCTTAAGAGCAGCAATACCATCAATGGTTGTAATCTTATTAATACCAGGAGTATCTGCGCTAAGTCCTGCGCGTACCATAGAAATAACTAAGTCATTACTAAGTCCAGGATATTTACTGGTAATCTGTTCAAAGTTAGCCATCTCGTCGCCACGTAGAGACCCCATTTGGAAATCAATCATACGTTGAGCAGGAGATTGTCGCGTAGCGCGCGAAGCCTTAATAATCGATAGAAGGTCTTGCGCCATTACGCTTCCATTTCGTTATAGGCTTCTACCATCATTTGTAGTTGACGAGATGTAGGGTTCGCCTGTAGTAGTGCGCGAACAAAGATAGAATCAGGATTTACTGTATCAACAGGAGTTTGTAGAATTGAATTATCTCTGCCTGGACCACCTTTAGCACCATCAGAAAGTGGCGCATCTTGCGTTCCTGGTTCAAATACATTAACTGTATTAACAGGGATAGTCGTAGACATACCAGTTGTAGGTGTATTCATATTTGACACAGGAGAAGTTGTTGTTGCTGTAGAACCTTCTGCAAGACTTGTTAGATTGGCGCGTTCAGAGTATGAACCTCCAGGAGCATTCTGAATCTTTGCATCGTTTACTACACGCTGTACGCGGGCTGTAAGGTTCTTGTCAGTGCGGCTAGAGTTTGCACCCATGCCTGAAACAACTTCATTGACAGCCATTATTAGTCCTCGTCTTCATCCATGTATTTTGAAATATCTGCATCTGTTGGGATTCTCCAGTTAACCCAATCAGGGTAGGAATCCTTATCAGTAATCAGCGCTAACGCTATGTCGTGTTTAAAACCTGCTCTTAGCAATGAGGTGTAGTACTCGTTAAGCCAGATGCAGTACATTTCTAAACGATTGTATTCGTTAGTGTCGACTGTCTCGACTTTTCTTTTTCGAGTAGCCACTTTATCCCCCTAAGCCTGCTAACATTGTTGCTAAATCTGCTGGCGCTGCCTGTTGTTGAGGGGCTCCGCCAGAAGGTTGTCCAGGAGCCGCTGGGGACGGGGGCGCTTGCTCAACTGGGCCTTGTGTGCCTGGCGGAGCCATCTCTGGCTGCATCGGTTGTTCAGGAGTTTCCGCCTTAAACACTGCCAATGCAGCAGCCTCGATGCTGTCCCCCTTGCGACGACGTTCAATAACGTCTGCAATATTCTGAATTAACTTCGATGGGTCTTGTCCCTGTGCTGCCATCGCAGGAATAGCCTGAGCACTTGCAGTAATTGCTGCTGTAAGATTCTCACGCATCTTTTCGATTTCAATACGTTGTTCTTCCATTGAGACATTAACAGACCAAGGAAGTTCACGACGAATGAAGTCTTTTGATACTAGGTCTGCACCTAGTGCTTGAAGAGAGAAAATCAGAGCGCGGGAAGGGTCTAATCCAGCCATCAAGCCATATCGGACTTCTACCGAAGTATCGCCCTTAATGTCCTTGCTTGGCATGTACTTTAACTCGTACGGCGTACCTTGCGCAACACCTCTGACACTCTTTTCTTTATTGAAAAGGAGTTCGTCCATTTCAAAGCACAACTTGAGAACATCTTCTAGAACCTCAGCAATAACTGTTTGACCAGCCTTGATTTGAGAATCAAATGCACCAAGAAGTGCCTGGACACCTTGACCAGTGATAACACTAGCGTCAATGTTTCCAGTTCTACCCTCAGGATATCGAGCACCTAAACGCAATTCAGATTGGAGGGCTGATTGCTCCTGGAAAGTAGCAGCGGGAATGTCCAAACGGACACGCCCAACACCATTAGGTTGAGTGGTACGAATGATTGCATCTGGACCCATAGGTAGGTCCATAACATCATCAGGTACTACAAGTGGCGCTTGGATTGACTTTTCAGCCGCTTCCATAGCGAGGTTAGCAAAACGAGCACGTGCAAGTTGCACGAACAAAACATCATCAAACTGACCGCGTGGTTGTCCATCGATAGAAGGACGTTCTGCGATGAGAACTGTCATCTTCTTCATTGGGTTAGCAGCCTGTGAAAGAACTAGATTCTTACGTGAAGGAACGTATAGAAGAATTGTTTCTTTATCCATGTAGCGGATAATTTCAACTTCTGCGTTAAGATTCTGTTCGTATCCGAACTGACCAAGGATAGCGCGGTCATACTCTGGGAACTCATTAACAAGTTCACCAATAGTCTTCTTGTATCGCTTAGCGTAGGCTACAACGCGACCAAAACGGTCACGCTCATAGTAAGAACCAGTTGGGTCTTCTACGCGGATACGAGGTAGGTCTGCATCCCAGTCTGGTTCTACGTGAATAGGAAGAAAGCCGTAGGTGAAGTACTGGTCAGAACCTGGGTACATCTGAGTCTGTAGGCGTGAATGATAAATGTAGTTGTTAGCAATCATGCTGCGCTTATCAGCAAATGCTCTAGCGCGGTCAGATGTCACATTTGTTGTAGAGCAGTTAATCGAAGGTAGCGGTGCTAGAACCTCAGCCAAGTCGCGAGCAGCAACATCAACAAAGTTAGCCACCATGGCATGTGGCATATCGACAGGGAACATGTCAGGGAATACCTGTGCCATGTCTCCTTTACGTACAGCAAGTACGTTAGCCATGTTGTTATCGCGCTCTGCAGCGCGATGCTTCATAGCATCAACACGTCTTGCAACTGTATCTATATATGCCATTGTGTTCCTAACGATTGATTAAAAAAATTACTTAGCCTTGCGACGATACTTAATAGGTGAAACAGTCTTGTTTCCTGTACCGCTGTTAATCTTTACTAGGCTAGGAAGGTTCTTTAGTTCCCAGTATGAAGGAGCCTTAGGAGCCTTAGGTGCTACTGCTGGTTTAATTTCCCCACCAGATTTAATTTTAACTACTGGTGCCGCAGGTTTTGATATCCATGAATTATTTGAACTTGTAGTAGCAGGTTTTGCAGGAGCAGGTTTTTTGAATGCCTTTTTTGCTATTGCAGGGCGTACACCACTACCACCACGTGAGCCGCCACCGACTCCCATTTCACCACGACTTGAAATTGCCATGTTTATCTCCTATTCGTATTCGCCGAACTCGTAATCGTTGACGTTTACGACGTAGCGGTTAGATTGCTGACGGGCTGTAGCCCATCGATTGGGTATGTAACTTTGACTGATTCGAGTAGTACCGATGATTTCTCTAGCGCGTAGTTCACAGAACCATAACGCCATTACACAGTCGGTCTTACCTCTAGTATCTGGCTTCCAAGTAATTAACTGTTGGATAAGTGCCTTGATACCTTCGGAACCATCCTGAGATGGAATCTCAATCAGGTTATCATTATTGAACGTAGTGCCACGCATAGTCCCAAACAGGTTTGACATAGCAGCCACACCAAAGGACGTGTCCCATTTGTTCTTACCAGTGAACTGGCTTGAGAATTTGACCCCCGCCGAGGCTAGGTAACTACGGAGTTCCTCATCTAGAGCGTAAGCCTTCTGATGGGCGTTGATTTCGATACGTAGTTCCTGAGGGTGGTACTTAGTACACCATGCCTCAATCAATGATTGAATCTTCTGTGGAGTAGGTTCCTGCATGTTTTCAACATCTAAAATATATCTCTTGCGAGTTTGCCTATCAACAGTCATGATGACGGCTGCAGTGTTACCAGTCATAGCAGGGTCTAGACCCATAATGGTATACCACTGACCATGCTCAGCAGGATGTCCAGGAGTACCAGGCTTTAACTTACCCCTTTTGCGCATCCTGTTAACTGAACCTTGGACACATGCAGGAGGAAAGATGGAGTCTTCTTGGACGTCTTGCTGTTGATAGACCAGAGCCCACGCGCTGGGCGAGACTTCAGAGCGGCGTCTAAAAAGTGCTGGCCCATCCCATTTCGGGTACAGACCATTTTCGTCTGGAAGTATATCCTCATCAGAACCTTCCCAAGGTACATTTGACTTCGGCCAAAGAGTTACCCACTTTTCAGGATTGTCGTCATACTCCAGCACGGCTGGCATCGACATGTAGGTAAAGGGGGTCTTACCACCCGTCCAGTGGTCAGGGTTTCTAATCTCACGATATAAGTCATTAGAGGCGATACGAGTTCCGACAATTAGCAACTTACCAGCATCACCAAGACGAGTAACTACATCTCGCTGGAGCCAGAGGAGTTGCTTCTCCCACTCATGCGCGTTTGAAGTCGTAACAACGTCATCCAAGATGATGAGGTTGGAACGGGCGCCAGTAATCTGACCACCAACTCCGAGAGCCTGCACCGTCGGGTCCTTCTCGGTAGAATCGCGAGAAAGGTAAATCCTATCAGCCTTCCAAGTATCCGCATCTTCTTTCCACCCTCCAGCAGAACCATAGACGGCTTGCATCTTAGCCCAGCGTTCATGGGACAGGCGCTGCTTGATGGAGTAGAGATACTCCTTGGCGCGCTCCTGAGTCTTGGAGACAATCGTAATCTTGACATTCGGGTCCATAGCAATTCGGTAGACACAGTAGTTGACTGTGATGACCGTGGACTTGGCATGCTCAGGCGGCACGTTCAGCAGTAGTCGCTTTGGACTAGCAGGTTCGTAGACCATCGAGTCATGCATGTAACTTGGCTCACGTCCCTCAAGGATATCAATCCAGGAACGGTGGTGGGCAAATATCGGGCTGTCAAGGAACTCCTTCGAGAACTCCTCAAAGCCAATCTTATACTTGGCATCCCCAGTCACAATGCTGAGAGTGCGCTCGCCCTCTTCTCGGGCTTTCTCAAGTTGCTTCATAAAGGCGGCGTCTTGACGCCAGACCTTCATCACATCAGGCTTGCGGTCAGCCCTAGCAATCGCATCATCCAGGCTAAGCCCTTGTTTAATGAACTCGATTACCTTGGCTTTTGCCTCTCTCAAGGCTATCACATTGTGGTGTTCTTTACCTTTGCCAGCAGCCATAACTCCCCCTATAAAAACTTTATATAAAATCCCCCTTCGTTCGCGCGCAAGCGCGCTCACTACCCCCTGGGTTCGTGGCTGGCATCAAGCCAGCCTTCACTACGTTACGGCTGTCTTAGCCACCCACTCACAGCCAGATAAACTCACTCTGTAGGAGTCGTTCGTTTATAGGTTCTACTATATACTAACCCGTTCAAAAGACAAAAGCGAACGGTGTGATTTACAAAATGTGACTAACGTCACTACTATATGGGGTTAATACGGACATTATGCCCCCAAATACTGTAAAAATATTTTCTACGGATAGTGTATATACAGCACGGGACGTGCTTTAAAGCACTGGGGTCGGCCATAGCCGACACGATTATTCCGACAAGAGTCTTTAGTCATTTCGTCTTTTGTTCTAGCCTGTACGGACTATCCTGCCTGTACGCTTGAGGGTTTTTAAGTAACTGATTACGGATTAAGTAGGTGACTATCGTCACCATCGGCAGACCCGCGAGCGACCGAAGGGAGCGAGC